GCGGCGTTCAGGGTCGTTGTCGTTGCGGCCATGCGTGGACCTCGAATCCGTTAGGCGTTAGGCGCCGTGATGGTCTTGGACGTGATCGTCACGGACTGGCCGTTGTTGATGCTGGTGTTGTCCAGCGTGATGTCTCCGCCCCCCGCCGTCAGCGTGACAGTGCCCTGCTCGTCGCACCGTGTCACACCGTTGTTCCAGACTCGGTAATAGCCGGCGGTTCCTGTGCCGGAGGCCGTGGCCTGCCAAGTACCCAGCAGCGCCTTGGTCCCTGCCGAAGCAGCGCTCATCCAGTCAGATGGAAGCGTCATGTCCACCAAAAGCGTCCCTGTGGCCGCTGCCGCTGTGTTGGCCGGTGGCGAGCCGGTGTAGATGCGCAGCTTGGCTGCCGTTCCGGTGGTGCTTTCAATGGCATCCAACATGGCGTTGCGAACTTCGACGGAGTATTGAACGGGCATGTTTGCTCCTGATGGTCAAGGATTGGCGTCCAGTGCCGCCTTGGCGGTAATCGGACGTGGGTTGTTGGCGGCTTGTGCTTGGGCGCCCATGCCCAATGCGCTCAAGAACGCGGAGTAGTGCTTGGCTGAGCGCGCGGCGTTGGCGGGGTGTTCGCCATCTTTGTCAAAGGCCCGGGACAGCACGTACTCGCGCAATGCGTTGGCGTACTTGTCCGGCAGTGCCATGTTTCCCGTCACGTCGGCCACGGTGCTGGCCAGCGTGTACCCGTCGCTGATAGGCGTCGGGTAGGCCGAGTACCTCACCTCCAGCGATGCGCCAGCGGCTGCTGGTGGGTAAACGTAGAACTCCGTTTCGTCGCGGTCATCAAACATGAAGTGCCTGATGGTCGTGGACGCTGTGGCCTGTTGCCAGTTGGGCACCTGGGCGTCCAGAGCTTTGCGACCGCACTGGCGAATCGACGCACCATCCGTATTGCCAATGATGTCCAGCAGCATGGCGGCCTGGGCAGGAAGGGCTTGACGTGCGCCGGCCACCAGAGCCATGGTGGTCGTCACTGAGGTGGCATCAGGGTTTAGTTCGCGGATAGCGTTCTGTCCGTCGTTGAAGTACCGACACAGCTCGGCAACGGACCAGCGGACGCTGTTTTCGTCGGCCAGGGTTTCGGCCACGCGCGTGAGGACGGATTTGGCGGTCGTCGTCATGCCGGCCTCAGAAGTGTTGGATGCTGGAGGCCCGCGTGATGCGCGTGCGGGAAGTTGCACGCGCCACCTTCGTGGCCGTTACGTTGATTCGGTTGGCAAACAGCGTGCCGTACATAGCGGCCTCTTGTCGCCGGTCGTCCCGCGTGGCCAAAAGGCTGGACAACGCGCCGTTGGCAATGTCGTCCACATAGCCGTCAAGATCGCTCGGCAGGCTCCAGGCTTTGGTGATGTCAGCAACTCGCGGCGTCAGGGCTACTCGCACCGTCACTGGGGTGGCGGTCTTGGGCAAGGCGGCGTCGTCAAACACCAATGTCAGGTTGTCCAGCAGCTTGGTCGCTTTTACAAACTCATCGCCGCTGGCATTCACCGTCAGCACACGAACCACATCGGCGCCGGTCGGCACGCTCAGGTCATAGCGCGTGCGGCCTTCCTCGGTGCTGAACTCATCCATGTCCTGCTGCCAAGCCAAGGTACGGCGAAAGAAATCGCGCGCCGCCTTGCGAATGTGCAGGTCCACCGTCGGGGCGAGCATGTCGGGCACATGCGGCACCACGTAGGGGTAGAGGTCAGCGAGCTTCATGACGTTGTTCGCCCCTACGGTGCGGAGGTGTGCGCGTTACTCGGACAGCAACTCGAAGTGGTTGACGATGGCGATCTTGATGTTCTGACGCAAGCGGTCCTCGGTCAGAAACCCAATGTCGGCTTCTTTGATGCCGGCACGTCGGGCGTATGCCTTGAGGGCGTCACCCGACAGGGATGCCACATCCACCGAACCCAGCGGCTTCCAGTTGCTGTTGGAAGGCGGCAAGGCGTCGGCGGACGCGGCGGAAGGAGCCGGCACGATGGCCGACTCCCTCTTTGCAGGGCCGGAGCCCTTGACGCCTCTCGGCATCAGACGCCCTCAGACTGCGGGCGGCACAGCAGCGTGGCGCGCAGGACGGCACCCACGGTAGGGGTCGTCACGGCGGTGGCTACAAAGCCAAAGCTGCGGTCGTTGGTCGTCGGGGCGATTCGGCCCGATCCGACAGCCGCTGCGCGCTTAATGCCTGCCGTGCCCATTGCCTGGGCAGCCGCGAACTGGGCGCCGACAGTGCGGGTCGTTGCAACGCCTTGCGTTCCGTCACCGTAATTGCCCGTCAGGATGCCAAAGTCGGCAGTCACCGTAGCGCCCAGCGCGGCATGGTCAACGATCAAATCCACCGGCACGTAGCCGGCAGGGATGGCGCCAAGTTCAACGACATTGGTGGCCGCAAAGCCAGTCGGCACGGTCCAGTCGCCTACGACGGCAATGATGTCAGTGGCATTGCCAGCCGAGGGGACCGGCACATTGTTGCGGACCTGGGCCGCTTTGGTCAGGATGGTCATGTTCTGTTCTCCTTGTCAGGGTCAGATGGTGGCGCCAGGGGCCAGCGTGTAGGTGTGGTCCACCGTCGTCACGCCGAAGTCCATGCCGTTGTATCGGCACTTCTTGAAGCCGGCGATCAAGCGCATCACCAACACTTCTTCCTCGCCGTGGTCCAGGTCGGACTCGCTCAGTTCGATGCGGGTGCCGTTGCGCTGGCCCTTGGTACCGTAGGCCACAGCAGCAGCGTGGGCGCCCAGGAACAGAGAGCGCATGGCGTTGACGTTGCCGCCAGCGCCAGCGGTGTTCTGCTTGACGATGGTTTGCAGTTCGTCAATCAGCACGCCGTTGTAGAAGGCGCGGCCACCCGTGAAGATCAGGTTCTTCGAGCCCTCGGCGGTCATCTTGGCCTTTTCCAAGGTCAGAAAACCGGCGTCACCCACTTCGCGGCGAAGGTCGTACATGCCCTCAGGGCCAGTCACAAACAAGAAATGGTTGCCGCCTTCCGCCGAACACGGGGTCATCTTGGCGGCCTTGCCGGCCTTGATGTCACCGATCATCTTGCGGGCGCGCAGGTTGGCGGTGTCGATGACGTTCGTGCCCAGCTTGTGGGTAGCGGCCACCAGGGTGGCGTAGGTCACCGAGCCGTCCCAGGCTTGGTAGTGGCCGGCGTCCGGCGCCTCGAAGGCGTTGGGGAAGCCGGCGTAGCCCACCGGGTAGTGCTGGATTTCGTCGCCCTGGCCACGGGTGCCCGAAAGCGTCATGGTCAGTTGCTCGTCCAGCACTTCGGCGGCGTAGTCGGCCAGTCGGGCCTTGGCTTGTTCCGCGATGTCGAACGGAACGCGCTTTTGGTCCATGATGTCGCCCACGTTCACCGCACGGCGATGCTTGTCGATACGCATCTTGTCGGTGAAGTGGTTCAGCTTGTCCTCGAAGCCGGCGATCTTTTCCGCACCTTCGCGCGGCTTGCCGGTCATCTTGGCGATCAGGTACATCGTGACCTCATCGCCTGGACCGCTCTCCAAGCTGGTTTTGCGGATGATCGGCATGGCGGATTTCTCCGAGCCGGTCATCTTCGTGAACTGGGACTTCTTGGTCATTTCGACCGAGACTTCCGTTTCCCACTTCTTCACCGCACCGGGATCGGTCGGCAGGATTTGCGTGCGTGCCATAGGGTTCTCCAATGTCAAAGGGAGGTGACCCAGCACTCCTGCGCTGAAATCGTTGGCGGACCCAATGCCCGCCTTCGGGTGGCGGAATCGTCAGGCCCGTTTTCGTTTTGTCAACTGGTGGCCACGGCCCCGGCGCGATCAATCGCCACTTCCTCGTCCGTGGACACCCGCAGGCGAGCGCGGCGGCCCGACTTGTAGAGCATGGTGATGGTGAGTTTTCGGCCAGCGGCTTCCGTGCTGGACGGGGGAACCGTCACAACGAGGCGCTCACCGACCTCCACGTCCACCACCATGCCGCCAGCCGGCTCTTTGAGGAGGTTTTGGGGTGTCATGAATGCACCTTGTAGAGAACGCCCACCAGGGGCAGGCGCTTGACTGCGCGCAAGGCGTTGGCCTGGGAGGCATAAGCCTCGCCCCCCTCGGCCACGATGCGGCCATTGCTGGCCTTGAGGCGCCAGCGCCAGCCGTCGTTTGCACGGTAGACCGTGAGGGTGAGGCGCGCGCTCATGCCAGCCCCTTAGCGACGGTTGCCCAAGGTGCTGCGGAGCATGGCTTGGCGCTTGCTCGTCGGCATCTGCGCCCACTTGGCTTCGGCCACATCCGGGTCGGCGTCCAGGTCGGCATTGGGGTCGTCGGTGAGCGCGCTCGACGCGGCGGCGGGCAAGTCGCCCAGGGTCTGGGGGATGCGAACGCGCTCGTTCGGCTTGGCGCCGTCGGCCTTGGTGCCGGAGGGGGCCGTCACGGCCCTGCCGAACAGCTTGGCCACGCGCTCATGGGCCTCGCGGGCCACCACGTCGAAGGGCTTGCCCTTGAAGTCGGCTTCGCCGGCCACCTCGGACAACTTGGTGTCGTACACCAGGGCCAGGGCCTTGTCGCCGTAGTTGATGCCGGCCTTGGCGGCTTCGGCGGCGATGGCCTTGAGGACGGCCTGCTGCTGCTGGGCTTGGATCTGCTGGTTGGCCCGCTCCAGGGCCTTGGCGGTGGCGGCTTCGACTTGCAGGGCCTCCAGCTTGTCGTCCACCTCCATTTCCTTGGCGGCAAACTCGTCGTCGCTCAACTCGCCGTTGCTCCACTGGGTCCGTAGGTCGGCCTTTTCGGCGCGCAGGGTCTTCTTCTGGGCGTCGAAGTCGGCGGGCAGGCTGCCGTCGAACTTGGGGATGAACCCTTCTTCCTGGGCTTCGGCCACCGGCTCGGGCGCCACATCGGCGGCGGGGGTGTCGGCGTCTGCGCTGGCCGGCTCGGCTTCCGTGCCCGGCTCGTCGTCGGTCAGGGCCTCCAGCGTTTCGGGCGTGGCCTCGGCGCGGGCTTCGCTCGGCAGGGTGTCCTCACCGCGCATCAGCGCCAGTTCGTCCTCGGTGTATTGGGTGTCTTGCAACTTCATGGCTTACTCCTGCTCGACCACTTGGGCGGCCAACTCGCCGTCCACGCTCACGATGCGCAGCACCGTGGAGGGATCGTCTTTGGAAACGAACTGCTCAATGGAACCCGGCTCAAACTCAACCGGGTCGCCCTTCGCAACAACGGGCAGGGCCTGGGCCATGAAAAGCACGCGGATGTCGCTGCGCACTGCGCCTTCAGCGGGGGCTGCTGGCTTTTGGGTCTTGGTCTTGGTGTTCATGGGG